TGTTCATATTTGAGCGATAAGTCCTCTGGAAGGTGTTCGTTATCGTATGTGAGTGTGATAAAGCAGTTATCTTCGTGCATTTGGGCTTCGTGCATACATCGCACAGCCCATTGACGTGATTTTTCTAGGCGACAGCCTACGCATTGCCCGCAAGCAATTTGCATTTGTCTGTTATGTTCGTCTGATTCTTTGAAAGATACAGTCCGATAAGCCTTAGTTTTAACAGTGTCGTCAGAGTTAATCTTGTGTTCACTGATGTAGGCAGTTCTAGGGTAATAGCAAGGCATAGTCCAGTATTCCTTTTTTTGATTTGTTTCGGGGTGGGCTACGTCTAGCCCTGTCCCCGAATAGGTTTAAAGTCGGAAGCCGCCTCTCATAGGCTGCTTCATGACGTTGGGTGACTTCGTCTTACCAACGTTTCTGCGGAAAGTTCGTGCTGATTTAGATTTGCTTACTCTCGTTCTACGCATTTTTTAAGACCTTTCTGTTAGTGATACTAGTTAGTTTTTGGTGGTTTTTCCACCACCTATACCAATTACATCAAGTAGAGTAATTGGTATACCCCTTATTCAGGGGTGTCGGTGGTGGTGATTGGAGCGACGATTTGGGCTTTAGGATTGACTAATCCAAGCTCAATAGCTTCGTCGTGGTTTTCTTCGTTTTGCAAGAATTGAACCAGTTGCCATGGGTCATTCTCGAAACGTTTGCGAATATTCGACGGCAAGGCGTCAAATTCGCGTTCTGAGGCGATTATTTGATTTAAGGCTGTGTGATAGTCCACAGACTCGAAATCGCCGTATAGAGCGTTTAAAGAAGTTACAGGCATAGTGCCTGTTTTGCCGAAGCGACGAAGGATTTCGTTAATGTCGCATTCGTCTTTGTGGTGCTGCTGAGCCCGGGTCGCCTCTGGACAGGCTAAACCGGACTCATTTGAGGCAGCATTCGGGTTGTAGTTGTATTGGGTGCGAATAAAAACTTCGTTTTTCTTTGTAGCCATGATTAGTCCCATGTTGAACGGTTAAGATAATCGGTGCGATTGCCACGTGGGTCAATTGTGTAGCCTGACGTAGTTCTACCACGTCCGCCACGAATTGCACCGACAATGCCGCCGATTGCGTCTACTGCTTTACCGGCAGAGTTTACACCGGTTTGTAGTGAGTAGCTATTAGGGAAGTCTGTGTAGTGCTTCCCGATTGACTTAGCTTCGGGGAGAACTGCTTCCCTATAAGCTGCGTTTGCCGATGATAAGCGGCTGCCGGAATAGAGATTACCAATAATGGCATCGATTTGTTTGCCATATTTCTCATATCCGGGCATTTTGCTCATTTCTCGGAGTGCTTGTGCGTCTTGATGACGAGCAGATGAGCGGTTTAACTGAGCAGCAGAATCTGATTGCTGAGCTTGCATAGCAATGAGGTTGTTTTGCTCGAGTAGGTTTTTTACTTGAGCAGTCTGCGTGATAGCTCCAATAGCGGAGTTAGTTGCATCTCCGATTGGGTTTGTCATTTGTGCAGTTGCTCCAGTAGGAGTTGATGCTCCACCTTGCGTATAGGCGAGCATCGGATTCAAGCCTGCGGCTTTTAGATCCGAAACGCTTCGCTGATACGCAGTATTGCTCATGCGTTCTTGGAAAGCCATTTGTGCGTTTGCCATGGCTTGGTTTGCTTTGTTTTGAGATTTACCGCCAATGAGAGAGCCAAGGGCGGAAATCGCCGGAGCTGCAAGCAACGATAACCCGCCAGTAGCGGGTGCGAGTGCTGATGCAGTTGCTCCGACTGCCGGCATTACACCGGCATCGAATGATGAAGAATCTATTCCGAATGCCATGATTAGAAATGGTCGATTAAGCCAGGGACGCTATACATTGGCATTGGTCGAGCCATCTTGACGTTAAAGAAGCTGTCGAAGATGAATTGCTGACCGTTTGCCTCTGAGCCGACTGCTAGAGCTCTTTCTAGCGGCGGATTATCAGAGATGAACGTGTGATTGAGGGTTGGTAAGCTCGTGAAGTTCTGAGCTAAGTGCCAACCATCTAGTGTTCCGGCTGAAGTAGAACGGAATAAGCCGGTGATTTGTGATGGTTTGTGGCGATATTCAGCCCAACGCTCTTGATAACCGAATACACCTTCGTCTTGCGTTGAATCGCCAGTTACGTAGATTTCCTTATTAAGAATTGCTTGCTCGCCTAAGTGAGCAAAAGCAGGGAAATAGAAATCGTAACGAGTTGAACGGCTAAACATTTTATGTAAGCCTTGTTGATACGATAGGTCTGCTCGGATTGCTACTAATCCGATGATAAGACCATGCTCAGTGAAAGACTGAGAGAAGCCATTACGGTCAAGTGAAGTGCCGATAGCAGCCAACGTGCCCAACGGGGTTGAAGTTCCAGTAACAGTAGAAGATGAGTTTTGTGCGACTGGATTGATGTTGATAATGGCAGAAGAACCGCCAAGATACTCAGGACGCTGTAAGCGAGCGTCAGGAGATATAACGCCGAAATGGCTACGAATGATTTCAGTATATCGAGTGCCGCCACGTGCGTCCCTTTCGAGTAGTTTTTGAATTTGGAAGGCTTGACGCAACTGGTTAATTGTTGCGGCTGTTGCTTCTGATAAGTCTGTGAAGCCTTCGACGTTTAGACCGGATTCTGAACCAACGACGAATTCGCCTTCGGTTGTAGATGAACCGGTAAGTTTCATGTAATTATGGAAATCCAAAGGTGAGCCGAATAGACCTACATCGGTCTGTCCTGCACCTGTGTATTTAGGGTTTAGTCCGTTAGATACGGCTTTGCCTGTGAATGGAGCTTGACCGCCCAATGGCAAAGAAACGCTTTCGCCTTTCTGAGGCCATGGTAGGGCTGAAGTGAAATAGTCGTGGCGTTTACCACGTTTAAGTAGTGTGTAATCTGTTGGAAGGTCAGGACCATCGTCCGTATTTACTGGGACTGGGTCTTGAAGGTTTTGGTCTCTGAACCATTCGTTCCAGATAAGGTTGATGCCTCTGTTCCATAAGGCAGAGTGTTCAACGGTTGCTTCCGCACCTAGTTGTCCAACAGTAGGCAAGCCCATATAGTCTTGAAGCGAGTTTACGGCGTATCCGCCGGCAGGAGTAGTTACTGTCGGGATAATGTAGTCGATTGAATCGCCGGGCTTCTTTTGTTCGCCCATGAATTTTTGCCAGTTGTCCCATACCAAACGGTTAGGAACAAAGAAGTAGAAGGTATCCATGTGTAAGTTATCCATAATTGGATAAAGAGGCGTAGCCATACGTGCGAACATGGTTGCGTTTACGTTGAATGTATCGCCGGGCAATACTTCGTCCAAATAGATTGGAATGAGGTAGCCTGCGTCGAATGTTGTTTTGTGAGTTTTTTGTGCTGTGAACTTAGAGCGAGGAATGTCCGCTCTAGGAATCATTGAGAATTTATGAGTGTCTACTGATTTATTACGAAACATGGTTTTCGAAGCTCCTAAGTGATTCCGCCCACATGATCTAAAGAACATGTAGGCGGTTGTGGTTTAAGTAGTTTTTGCTTGTTTTCCTAAAATGAGAACTTTAGGTATGTCAAGAGTTGTAATTCGTGATGTCTGGTCATCGTATTCGCCAAGCTCATACAAATCGAAGTCATCGGGGTGATTGAATAATTGATTATCAGCATGATTTCTGTTTACTTCGTCTGTGAAGCTACGAATAGCTACGCCGATAGATGGAACGAACATTGGTCGTCCGTAAGTTTCAGCGGCTCGGTCGTATACAGTGCAGATGATTTGTTTCATAGTCCAGTTTCCTATAGTTTACGTTTAAGTTTACGAATTTTAGCTTTTGCGACTGTTTCCTTTGTTTTCATTCGCTCGGGCTCATATTCGGTTCTGTCTTTCTCGAGTGCTTTGAGATGACGTTCATATTGTAGGTCATCAAACTCGAAGGGTGCAAGCTTTTTATAAATGTTGTCATAATATTTGGGTGGTTTTGACTTTTTACCCCTTACTTCAACGAAGTCGTTAGGGTAAACGTCAGGTAGGTATTTTTTGAGCCAATTAGCTCCGATTCCGGGCTTTAGGCTCATTTTGTTGAACTCAGGTCTGCGTTCTATTAGCTCCCCTGTGGATAGGTCGCAGTATGTGTAATGGTCTTTAGCAGTCATTCCATGTTCATTGGGTTTAGTGCCAGTTTGTTTCTTCATGATGTAGCGAGCGACATAAGCTGCGGATTCGAAGGTAACATCTCCGATTGATGAATAACCATGCGACCATAGACTTTCGAGGATTTCGGATCTATAAAGCTGAGCACCACTAGAGGTTCGCATATAGGGTTTTCTATCCGGAAAATTAATTCCGAAAAGGCAGGCATGATAATGTGGTCTGTCGAAGGATTCTCCGTATTCTCCAGCCATATAAAAGCGTATTCCGGTTTTATTGTGGTTGTATCTGAAATAGTCCCTGACGCTTCTGATGAATTCTTGAAAGTGTTCATATTTGAGCGATAAGTCCTCTGGAAGGTGTTCGTTATCGTATGTGAGTGTGATAAAGCAGTTATCTTCGTGCATTTGGGCTTCGTGCATACATCGCACAGCCCATTGACGTGATTTTTCTA